TACAGTAAATTTGCACCAGATCACCAGAATCGCAATTTTCGATGGATTCGAATGCTTGGCGCCAACATAATCGACACAGTAGCCATCTATGTCGGCGGTTCCAAGATCCAGGAATTTACAGGAGAGTGGCTTGCAGTCCGTGCACAGCTGGATCTCCCCGCTGACAAGTATTTGAAGTGGCGCTCCATGATCGGCGATGTCCCCGAACTCAATGATCCTGAGTGGGGGGCGTATGGACGTGGTGCTAACTATCCATATGAGAAAGGGATCTATCCAGCCTGTGTTGTCGATGCCAGTGGCAACACCCCAGGCCCCTCTTTACCAACAAGACAGATCCGTGTGCCGCTTCCTTTTTGGTTTTCGGAAGCCTGGGGGCGTGCCCTTCCGCTCATCTCACTCCAGCTCCACGAAGTGGAAGTCCAGATTACCCTCAGGACTCTGCGGGAGCTCTATCGTATCTTTGACCTAACTTTTAACAAGGAACCGCTGGCCTATGGCCGTGGTCTCAATCAAGATTACGGAAAACCAACCTCAAATAATCCTGCGAATCCCTTTGATCCAGCAGCAAGTGATAATCTGACTCTCCAAAATCAGTATGCAGGGTTTGTAGATCCCTACGGTCTGCCGAATCAGTTCTATTCTACAGTAGGCGGCACGCCGGTTTCGCAGATTGGATTTAACCTGAATGCACACTTGGAGGGCAACTACATTTTCGTGACAACGAAGGAACAGGTGATGTTTGCGGAGCGCGAGCTCAATGAGCTGGTGCATCAGGTGCAGGTCTTTCAGTTCCCAGGCATCGCAGCCGCTCGCAAGCTGGATCTGGATGCACATGGGCTTCTGAGCCGCATTATCTTCTTTGGCCGCCGTTCGGATGCAATCGATGTTCGCAATGACTACACCAATCTGAGCAACTGGAAGAATCTCGGCCAGCCGATCTACTGGCCTTGCACGGATCCATTAGGTTTCAATAACTCTGGAATCGCCCTACAAGGAGCCCAGCGCGATATTTTGCAATCGGCACAGCTCGTTTGTGCGGGAAATGATCTGTTTGAAGTGAAGCCTGCCTCCTATTTTGAGCTACAGAACCCCTATGCTTGCACGACAGGGTCGGGTCTCTCTGGCTTGCATCCTGGCTCCTTGAGACCCGAGGAAGTCATGGGGCCGATTTACCAAATTGACTTTGCCCTGAATGCATCGGATCATGAGCAGCCATCGGGGTCGTTCAATGCCAGTCGCGTGCGTGAGATTCAGTTGGCGGTGACCCCGTGGCCGCTTGCATCCGATTCCACCTATACCTATGATATCACAGTCTATGTGGAGAGTATGAATATGGTTAAGATTTTGAATGGTATGGCGGGTCTATCGTTTGCGATCTAATCGGTGATATCTAATCGTTGATATTTCATCGGTGATATCGAAGCTCTAAAATCTAGGGATCCCTGTAGAGGACATGCAAAACGGTCGCATCAATTTCACAGGTCGGTCGTCCGCATCAGGATCCGCCGATGCTCTACCCGGCTTTGGTCATCGCACGGAAGTCGCCGCCTCCGAAGCCGACGATATGATTCGTGGCAACATGGCGACCAATCCGCTGAACAGCGCCTTCTTTAGTCCCGCCAATGTGCAGATTGTGCAAAATAAGCTGCGCAGGGATGTCTATGATCGCAGCGGCGGAGAGTTCTTGATCGATGAGCAATCCGTGGATGAGCTCATGATTGTAATGCGCTCTATGTATCTTCAGTATGGCAAAAATCAGCCAACGAATATTGCAGGACAGATTACGGAACTCAATCAGTTGGTAGCCGATTGGTCGGTGCCCAAGATTCTGGCCGAATGCAGTATGCACAAGACCTACCTTCACGATATTCAGCACCTGCCTGTTCCTATGGCGCATCCCATTCTGCTGACCAAGACGGGCACAAAATCAGCCACATTCGATCGCTTTTTCTAAAGGCTCAGTAGATATGACACGCATCTTGGGACTCCTGATTCTCCTTCTTGCTATTCTCCTTGTGCAGGCCGTTGCCCTCACAGAGGCGTTTGGATCTAGCCAGGGCGGTGCTCAAATTCAACTGGCCGCGAGCCACCCGATCGCCTACTTGGCTGCATCCGATGCTATTCCCCGCCCCCCGTCAACCCTTGTAACCTCTATGGCACCAGGGTCATTACAGATCCTGAAGCCCCAGCAGGCGTCGGTTTCTTCTTGGCTATCGCCTTACTAGGTGCTTTTGCTTTACTCTTTACAGGCGTGCCCTTCCCAACCGCTGTGCGCCGATCCACACGCGCCGCATGAAAGCACTCGTATGCAGCACTGAAGATGTCAAGATCCGTGAGCCAGAGATCCTCCGGCTTCTTGGACTCTAGTGCCGCCCTCTCTGCTCTGAGAGCCGCCAGCTCACTCTCGAGCTCCGCCACAGCCGAGGCCTTCAACCGATCCACGCGCATACGAAGCAGATATTCGTAGGCTCGCAGATCTCCGGTATCCGATGAAAGAGGCGGCAGATCATGGGCCTTGAGCGAGGCCAACAGCTCCTCATCCGATGCATTTGTAATGACGAGCGTCTTGGCAACGACCGCCCGCACAAAGCGCACCCGCGCATCCTTCTCCACAATCTCCGTATCGAGCCGTGCGAGCTCATTGGCCTTACGGGCCACATACCCCCCCAGTCGTGCCATGTAGAACGTCTCCAAGATCTCGCCCGGCCCGGCAAAGCGGCGGATATGACCGTCGAGATCAAAGGCCACCAAGTTGGATAACTTCTCCGAGTCAACTAACTTGAATGTCTTCTCGAACTTGGCGGGAAACGCCTGCGCCTCGCCGAAGGTATCCGCATCCAGCTGGATCGTAAACTCCACATCGACATCATTGTAGGCCTCCTGAAAGCCCTTGATGGGCGGCGGCTCCTGCTTGAGCATCGCCTCCAGGAAAGCCTTGTAGTTCTTTGTCCAGACCCCGACCGGCAACTCTGTAATGCGCACCTGCAGCGTCTCCGGCAGAAACTGATAGATGCCTGCGGTCTTCATGGTGGATCCATCTGCCGACAAGGAGATGGGGCCGCGGAAGCCATCATACCAGGGCACCAGACGTGTATCGGTTAGATCTGCCACTTCGCCGCGGAGACGAGATCGAAGGCAGGCCACCAGATCTTTAGGGCTGTAACAAGGAATCGTAGTGCTGTAGCCCGTGCCAATGCCCTTGCAACCGTTCACGAGCAGAAGAGGCAGCACCGGAATGTAGAACTCTGGCTCCACCTGCTGCCCGTCATCTTCCAGCCATGTCAGAGCCGGATCATCTGCCTTGTTGAGAATCGTGGCCTGGATGGGATCGAGCGCCGTAAAGATATACCTTGCACTGGCTGCATCCTTGCCACCCTGGAGCCGAGTGCCAAACTGCCCATTCGGCGCCATCAGATTGATATTGCTCGCACCTACATAGTCCTGCGCCATACCGACGATTGTCTGTGTCAAGGAGACTTCGCCGTGGTGATAGGCCGCCGTTTCACTAACATAGCCCGCCAGCTGCGCCACCTTTATCTCAGTCGCCAGGCCGCGCTTGCGTGCAGCCCAGAGCACCTTCCTCTGAGATGGCTTGAAGCCATCCATGACGTGGGGGAGAGAGCGGAGATTGTCGGCATTGCTGAAATGGATGAGCTCGTCGTTGATGAAGGAAGTGTAGGTGATGTCAGCGCCTCCGGCCGGCACATCGATATGTCGCTCCCTGTCATAGGTCGTGAGCCACTCCTTACGATCATCCGCGCGATCCGCATTGAAGGCCAGATCAATGTGGTCATCGGAGTCCGCATCCCAGGCAAAGCGCACCGTATTCATGGTGGTAAAGTAGTCACGAGCCTCTGCCGCTGTGCTCGTGCCAAGTCCCTTGTAATACTTGATGTGCCAGCCCTTACCACCACTTGACGCTGATGCATCAGCTGTCCACTTCTCATACTCCGACTGGGAGTAGAAACAGTGAGTCTGAGCGCCCTTGGTCGCCTTGAGGAGCGGTGTCATAAGACAGCAGACAAAGCCGAGCTGCAGAAGCTCCGGCCACTCGGTGTGAAACAGATTGATGAGCAGACCCTTGATGTGAGATCCGTCTACATCCTGATCGGTCATAACCATGACGCGGCCATAGCGTAGCGACTTGAGATCCTTATATTTCTTGCCATGCTCCAGGCCGAGCAGAAGCTTGATGCGCGTGATTTCCTCATTGTCAGTCTTTTGCTTGATAGTCGCCTCCTTGACATTGAGGATCTTACCCTTGAGCGGAAAGACTCCATAGAGATCACGGCCGACGACCGCGAGGCCCGAGATGGCCGTGCTAGCGGCTGAATCTCCCTCCGTCAGGATGAGCGTGCACTCAGAGGAGCGGGCCTTGCCGGCCTGAATGGCATCCTCCGCCTTAGGAATGCCGCGCACAGAGGCCGTCTTGCGTCCATCCGACTTCTTTGCATCACGCGACAGCCGAGCATCGAGCACTGCCTGCGCCTCGTCGAGAAGACCGCCATCTTTGGCTAGACGTAGGACAAAGGCCTCGGAGATCTTGAAGGTAGACCCGAACTTGGCTGCGGGCGTGGTCAGTGTTTCCTTGGTCTGACTGTCAAAGGAAGGATTGACGATCGTGGCATTGACGAAGAAGGTAACCGCATCCTTGAGCTGCGCGGGCTTGAGATCGAGCTTCTTGCCGGGTCCGTCGCAGAAGGCGCCGAGGACTGCACGGGTTACAGCATCCACGTGCTTACCACCCCTCCTAGTGAAGATGCCATTGACAAAGGAGATATGGCGATCATCCGGAATGCCGCCCATAGCATCGGTATGGAGATGGCG